TATTTCGTATTCCCCCGGCGTGAACACGTAGGCAAAGTGCCTCGCGTCCACGTCCGCGGTATGGAGCTTCAAGAAGCCGCCCTCCCAAACGGCGGAATCGACCTTCACTTCTTCAACCTCGGGTTCTTTCTCTGACAGTCGCGGCAGAGCGGTTTTCCGTACCATTTCACGCTGTAATCATGCACATCATCCTTGATCTCTGCTCCGCAGTCTGCGCAGATCATCGGAAGATCGGCATTCCCACCAATGATGATATTTGCGGGCTTTGCCGGAGGCGGCGCGGTGGTGTAATCTGCCGCTTCACCCGGCGCGGTATACTTGCTTCGGTCTTTGGCGTAATAAATGTCTGCCGCAAGGCCGAGCGCCTTAGAAGCAACGGAGATGGCGTCCGTGAGAGCCATCTTGAAGCACTCATCGGAGAGGTACGGCCCGTTCTTTTCCTGAGCGACAAGGGAGCTGCCGCCCGTTCCGGGGATTCCGTGAGACGCAACGCCGGTTTCTGGATCGACGTAAAATAAAAGAATGTCAAGGAAAACCGCGCGCTGCTGTGTGATGTTGTCATCAACGATTCGCTTGTCGGTGATTTCATACCACCAGCCAACACCGCAGGGGCCGAACATTTCTGTCAGTTTCTTAATGCGCCACATAGGGTTAATGTCGCTGAATCCTTTCAAGCGTCCAGCGCTGATGGGCTTGATCGCTTCGTTCGGCACCGACCGGACGGCGTTATAAATGCTCATGTTCTCGCTCATTCCGCCGCCTCCTTTACCTCCGCGAGCTTCTTCCGGAGATCGGCAAGCTCGGCGCGCAGGGCGATATTTTCCGTGCGCATCTTCCAGTAGTCATCCGCGAGACGCGCCGCGTCGTTTTTTCCTGCTCTATCTACGAGCTCGCGGTATTCCGCGACGGTGATTCCGACGGTAAACATTGCCGTGCTCTCTCCGGTCTTTTCGTCGACGACGAAGCCGGTGTCAAATTCGTTCTTGTAGTAAGCCATTATTCAAGTTCCTTTCTTCGATAGTTATTTATTGCATTTTCGTATGCTTTCTTTGTTGCGCGAAGGTTCATAAGCGCATCGGACAGGTCTTTTTCCAATTCAAGGATTTTCAGTTTTTCCTTTTCACGCTTCCCGTCTTCTTCGGAGATTGGGCCATTGCCGAGAAGGTAATCAAGCGTAAGGCCGAGGGCGTTTGCAATCTTGACCGCCGTTGAGAGATTTGCGGAATTGCTTCCCGTGACGAGCAGCGAGATCGTCGATTTTGTAATTCCAGTCATATCCGCAAGCGTTGCCTGTGTTATTCCTCGCTTTTCCATTTCAAAGCGCAGATTCGCAGGAAAAACATCAATGTTGAGCATCAGCACAGCTCCTTTCCGTCAAAAAATTCGTTTAATGCTTTGATCTCTTCTTTGTCAAAATTGCAGATTAAAAGCTCGTGGAAGCGGTCGCTGAGGTTCTTCGCGCAATCGTCGCAGTAGATTCCCTCGGCGTACCGTCCGCACAAGGGGCATTTATTCCCCCATTCGATACGGTCAGACCCGCAGGTCGGGCAGCGCTCCCAGCCGTAGCCTTCGTCGGCGTAAACGACGGGGTAAAATCCGTCCTCGCCGCAGTCACGGCAGCGGCACGTTCTGGACACTTGACAAGTCCGCCTCCTTTGCTGTAGAATTTGAAGCAAGGTTGTTTTTCCTGTAAGCGCTGTCGGTGTCATCTCCACCGGCGGCGCTTTCGCCTTTTTCCGCCCATGTGGTAGAGCTTTCAGACTGCGCGAGCCATGCCAGAACGAGGGATTCCAAAAACGTCTGCATGGACGCGATGCCGTTTCTTTCCAGCGCTTGTTTAACGCGCTGTGCGGTGCTTTCGGTCAACCGGCACTGTAACCGTATGGGCTTGACGCGGCGCGGTCTGCGGGGCTTCTGCTGCGTAACGGCGTCGTATATTTCCTGCGCCCTTGCGCAGAATTTCACGCCGTAGTCGTTCGTGTGGAGCGCCATGCTCACCGTGCCCTTATTGGCCTTTGGGAACTCTTCCCGAAGGGCGGCGGCGATGGCCGTATAACGTGTGTCGTTCAATGCCGTCCCCCCCTCTGCATGATCGACGTATCCGGCAGCTGCAGCCAGCGGCAGCAGTCATCGGCCAGACTGGAAAATCCGTAGACGGCGAAGATGCCCTCGATGGCGGCAAAGCCGAGACCGTTATATTTTCCGAATTTCCAGACGAAGAAGATCACAAGCGCCAGAAGCGTCATGATCGCGGTGGTGGCGAACGTAGCCTTTCGTTTTGTCATGGTTGTTTTTCCTACTTTCTGCGGCGGTGGGCCGCTTTTTGTACTCTCTTTGTGATGTCGATGGTGTAATCGGCGATGGGGTGCAGCTTTGTCCGAGCTTCCCGCCTGGCTTCGCAGCCGGCCTTGAACTCTGCGTACCTGGGGCAGGATGCGTGACAGCCGACGAAGCGCTCGGAGCAGCCCTTACACGGGGCGATCATCGCCTTTGTCCTTCTCGGCAAGTGCCTCTGGGTGATTGTGGATGTAATTCCGCAGAAGTTCGCCCCAGAGGGCGTCGCGCTGCTCCTGCGTGATTTTCTGGGGCTTGACCGCCCCGGTGTTGCGGTTGATGACGATGGGCATTTTATTTCCCCTCTTTCTTCTCGGATTTGATGCCGTCAAGTCTGCCCTGTAAGCGGTGGTTATCGCTCGATATCGAGTACCTTTGCTATCGCGTTGGCAATCTTGTCATTCTCGCGGTTGCCCGCCATGAATGCGTTGATCGTGCTGACGGAGTATCCCGTCATCTTGGCAATGTCGCCATTGGTAAGCCGCCGCAGCTTCTTCTGCTCGGCGATCTTACCGCGGAAAAGCTCGTAAATTTCCATCACCCCCCTGTGCGTGTTTTGTAAAAAACATTGACTTTTTGCGGCAAAAAGATTATTGTGAAAGTGCCAGCAATCACAATACGGTTTTGCAGCTTTTTCGGAAATCCTTTCCGTTAAGGCTTGGTTTTCTGTTGCCTTTTTCGTGCAATGGATTTTACATCGATTACTATACATCAAAAATTATTGTAAAGCAATAGAAAAAACTCTAATTTCCGATGTTTGTCAAAGAAACCAAAAAAGCAGCTCCGCGATTAGCGAAGCTGCAAAAGGTGACTGTTATGAAATTGTATAAGTATATACTGCTCAAAAAAGGACTAAAGGATTTGCTCGCCGTGTATTTCTGGCGAAAGCAGGTCATTGACGAAATGGTACGTTGCGGCCTGTTCTCTTATTTTGGGAGAGTTCCCAAAGGGATACGGAAAGGGCTGATGGCCGTTCTCGAAACCGATGAGGGCGCGAATATGATTCCTGTCCTACAGGAACAGATCAGGAAAGATGTGAAATTCTGGCTTGAGCTTCCGGCGCTCATTGTCGCAGCCGCCGCCGCAGTTGCGGCAATTTACAAGTTTCTTATTCCACCGATCATCGCATTTTTTCGCAGTATTTTATAAGCCGAGACCGCGCAGGACAAGATATCCGATGGCCATACCGATTACAAGGCCAGCGCTGAACATAGACCATAGCCGAGATGTTTTTTCCATCGTTTCCTGCCGGGTATCCCGAAAGAAAACCGTTACCTCTTTGTTGCGAAGGGCAACCGTCGCCCCGTTTACTCTTACCGCAACATTATCCTCCCCGTCTATGGGTTCAAAAATTTCTATGGGCTTGTTTTTTTCTTTCGTTTCCATTTGTGCATCCTCCTTTTATTTTATTTTGCAAGACAATTAAAACATCAAAATTTCGTGTAAGTCAAGAGGTATTTTATGTTCTACGATAACTTAAAGAATCTTTGCAATCAGCGAGGGGTTAAGGTTACCAACGTAATTACATCGTTAGGAATAAGTCAAGGGAGTATGTCGCATTGGAAATCCGGCGGCGTTCCAAATGCGAAAACGCTAAAAATGTTTTCTGACTACTTCGGCGTCCCTGTTGATGCTCTGATCTACGGCGATGGTGCTACCAGCAATCCCGCCCCGGCTATCATTGCAGGTGTTTCGGATGCCAAAAGAGAAATGATCGAGCTGATTCTTTCCCTGCCGGATGAAAAGGTCAAGCGTCTGCATCAGATAGCACAAGTAGCGCTTGATTTATAAACCATTCAAACTGTTCCTCTGTCATCTGAGAGATCATTTCCACAAGCTCCTTTCGCTCTTCTTCCATTTCTACCTCCTTATTTTATTGCCTTTCGACAAATTTAAACTTGATTCTATCGATGAAAAGCGTTATTCTGAACACAGCCACTACAAAATTTAATAGGAGATTGGATGTTATGAGAAAGAAACTGCTTGCCCTTGCCTTGGTTTTTGCGCTCGTTTTCACGCTTTGCGCGTGCGGCGCGGCGGCACCGGAGACGAAAGCAACGCCGGAACCGACTGCAGAGCCAACCGCCGAGCCGACACCGGAACCGACGGAGGAGCCGACGCCCGCGGCGACGTTCGACGGCACGGTGTACGAGGACGATGAAGCCCGTATCGAGATCACCGGGTATGAGATCTTAGAGGTAGGATCGGAATATAACAAATACGGTGACGTTCCGCTTATCTGCTTTAAATACACCGTTACGAACCTCTCCGGCGGTGATGTGAGTGCTTCCGGCAAATGGATTCAAACATTTACCGCATATCAGGACAACGACCCGAACTTCCTGAACGAGCTTGATGTAGGATCGCAGGAAAACAGCGCCTATCACGATACCGGATTCGCAAAAATCAAAAAGGGCGGAACCGTTGAGGACGTGATGACCTACGAGCTGGACGACGAGGAAACGCCGGTCACGCTCGTTGCATCGTACAGATGGGAAGAGATCGGCTCAAAGGATTTCGACATTGCACAGCAGCCGGAAGAGGAAGCGTCCGAAGAATCCAATCTCGGCAAATGCACGCCGGAGACGCTGGAAGCCGCGGCGCAGTTTATTCAGGTGACATGGAAAAAGAATCTGCCGAACGTGACATACACAATCAAAGAAGATCAAAATTTGATTGTGATGCTCATTGAGAACGACGGATTTGACGCGAAAATCAGAGAATCAAAGAAAGCCGGAACGAAGCCGAGCAATTGGAGCGATACGGTTTCCGCGCTGAACTCCATGACGGAAAATGCAATCAGCCTTGCGCAGTTTTTCTGCGGCGATGATGTGCATGTCGGCGCGATCCTTGTTAGCGATGTAGATCACAACACCGCGTTTTTAAGCTCCGTTGACGGGAGAACGGTCGACGATTATTTTGCGTGAATTAAATTGCCCCGGCATTGGCGGCAACCTCTGCCGGGGCTTCGGGTAAGGTGGTAAACCGACACGTCTGCCACATCTCAAGCGTACCCGCTCTTGCCCATAAAGTCCATGTTGTAAATCACAAATCAGGAGGAAGATTCAAGAACCGTTCCCAAAACTGCCGGGAAATCCAACAACTGAATGGAGATGGAGAAAAAGTGTCCGCGCTCACAGACCTACAGCCTTACTTAGACGAGTATCCAGCCAAACTTCGCAAAGCGAAAAATGCCAGCGGCTTCACCCTGCAAGAGTTGTCTGACCTGTCCGGCGTACCTTATAACAACGTCTGCGACACGAATGCAGGGCGGGTCAAGCACCCGCTCCTTTTTTATGCCGCTGCCACTTGCAAGGTATTGAATCTATCGCTGAATGAGCTTGTCGGTCTGGATGAACAGCCGGACACACAGCATGTCCATGATCTGGAATTAGAGAACGTGCGGTTATCCGGCGAAGTAAAGCATCTGCAAGAAATGAACGCAGGGATGAGAAAGCAGGGGGAAACCCACACAAGGACAATTTATATGCTCATAGGCGTATGCAGTATTCTTTTGTGCGCCGTTGTATGGTACGTCATATTTGACATCCAGGTAGAGACCGCCGGTATTTTCCGCTCGGCTGGGACAAGCATTTTTGCGGGCGTCCTCGCCCTGATACTGAACGCCTCCGTCGCAACCATCATTTACGCCTTCAAAAGCATTCACAAGGGGAAAAAGAAATGAGACTGACACACGGAGCGTACATTCTCGCGCGATTTTCAACAGACAACCAAGAAGTGGACAGCATCGACGTACAGGTGCAGAGGTGCCGCGAGTGGTGCGCACGGGAGCATCTGCCTGTGCTGGACGTGTTCGCGGATGAAGCTACATCCGGCATGAAGAACACCAGACCGGAGTATTCCCGCATGATGCGGCAGCTCGCCGAGGGCGGCGCGGATACCGTTGTTATATACGATCAATCCCGGATGTTCCGCAAGCTGACGGCGTGGTTTCAGTTTCGGGAACAGGTAGCGTGCTACGGCGTGCGCGTCGTTGCCGTGACGCAACCGATCATCGGCGGCGATCTGCGCGACCCGATGACGTTTCTATCCGAGGGCAGCATGGCTCTGATGAATCAAATGTGGGTTCTCCAAACGCGGCAGAAGGTCATCGAAAAGATGCGTTACATGGCGGAGCAGGGCAAACACACCGGCGGAAAGCCGCCGCTTGGGTACGACGTAAAGGACGAGCGCCTTGTCATCAACGAGGATGAGGCAGATACAGTGCGGGAGATATTCCGGCAGTACGCCGATGGGAAATCGTATCGGGAAATAATAAAATGGCTGAACGATTCCGGGAAGCGCACAAAGCGCGGCGGATGCTTCGGAACGAACAGCCTGCATGACCTGTTGAAAAATGAGAAATATATCGGGAATATCGTGTACGGCAGGAGCGAGCGCCGACCGGACGGTACGCGAAATTCGCATTCTTTTTCAATCAGAACAATGCGGATGGAGAACGCCGTCCCGCCAATCATCGACCGTGAAACGTGGGAAAGGGTGCAGAAGAAGATGGAAGATAACCGACGTGTACAGGCTGGCAGGCCACCGAAGGCAAGAGAATACCCGCTCAAGGGGAAAGTGTTCTGCCGAGAATGCAAAAGCGCCATGACGATCGTCAGCTCGAAAAAGACGTATTACTACTACGCATGTTCCGGGAAAAAGCGAACCGGGCAATGTGATAACCCGCAGATCGGCGCAGGAGAGCTGGAAAACATCGTCGCTGATGCTATACGCGAAATCCTTGGAAATCCGGGAAACATAGAAAACATTATCAGCATTATCCGGGAAGAGAAAAACGAAATAATCAACGTCGCCACACAGCGGATGCAAATTCTTCTTGCTAGAAGGATGGAAATCAACCGGCAGCTCGAAGCGGGAACAAATGCGATTCTCGCAGGGCTGCACAGCCAGACATTGAAAACGAAGATGCAGGAGCTTGAGGAAGAGCTTGCGGAAATTGACCAGCAAATGACAACGTTGAAACACAGCGCCGATGGTACGCAGATACCAGAGGAACGCATTAGGGCGTTGTTAAACGCCGCAGGAAACGATGTAAACGCGCTTTTGTCGTTGGTAATGCGCGTGGAAGTCGGCAAAGACAGAATCGTTGTATGGACGCTTCTGGACGCAGACCCTAACGGGCATTTTGACTTTTCCGAAGATGGAATAAACATTGACTTACAGCCGGTAGATCGAGGGGACGAAAATTCAGGGTGTCCCCTCACCGGTACCATGAATTTCCATAACTTTTCCATCGCAGGCGGGCTACTAAGATTCAGCATACCGCGAAAGAAACGCTGGGGTTAATCCCCAGCGTTTTCTTGCTTATAGATTGTTTAGTTTGTTCATGACCGCGGCGTAGGTCTTAGGCTGCATCACGCTCAGGCTCTCCATCAGCTCATCCATCACCCGCCATGCGTCTCGCGGCTCTTTGTCCGAGACGGTGCGGAGAAATTCGCTGCTGCCGTAGGCTGCGCCGGAATAGGCCGGGATGGACTGCACTCGCGGCGCGGCGCTCTGCGGCTCGTTCTCCTTGTTCATTTCGGCGCGGATGGTGTAGAGCGTGGCGAGCTTGGCATAATTGGGATAGCTCGACTCTTCATACTCGAGCCTCGCTATCTCTTTGCGAATCTCGAGTGCGTCCAGCATGTCAGCCGAGATCGTCGAGGCAGCGGCGCAGCGCCTCGCGGGTGCGGTCGTCCTGCGCATCGCGCATCATGCCCTCGATATGCTCGCGCATACCGTCGCGGCTGTACCGTTCGCTGTAGCGGTCGCCCTCGCCGTCGCGGCTGTAATGTCCGCGGACGTAGTGCGTACCGCGGCGGGCGTAGCTGCTGCCGCGTCCGTAGGTGCCGCGCATATCCGCCTCCCACTCACCGGCGCGGGAATAGTCCCCGTCTTCGAGCATTTCGATTTTGTCAATGTTCTTGACAGTATCGGTGATTTTATGGAGGATATCGAGATCGCCCGCGCCGAGGTCGGGCTTTCGGGCTACTTCGTCCAGCTCGCGGCAGAGCTTTTCGCGGATGGACTTCATTGCATATTCACTCATGGTTTTTCTCCTTTCACGCCACGCGCTCAACGATCATGTTGGCGTTGGCAACGTTGATAGCCTGTCCGCTGGTGTTCTCCGCCGCGACAGTCAGGCAACAGCCGCGGGGAACATCGACGTTTGCGGAAACAAAGATGTTTCCGTAATCACCGACGGCTGCGGGGGTGACGACGGCTGTGGCGCTAACAAGCGGCTCGCCATTGACGGCGAGGGCAAGGGAGATCGCTTCTACCGTTCCGCCGGTGGGGATGGCGATGTTTGCGCCGAAGGACACTTTGTACCGAGCGCGGCACTGATTCGTCAGCCCTCGGAGGGTGACGATTCCCGCGCCCTCGCGGTGGACGATACCGCAATTCCCGGCAACTGCTGTTTCGGTGAGGGGGACGTTCTGCCCGGCGGCGACAAGCGCCGTCGTGGCGTTAGTAAATTCAGCCATTGGGTTTCTCCTTTCAAAAAATGCGGCGGGGTATAATGCCCCGCCGCCGTGTGTTAAGTGTCGGTATTATGCCGACCATGCCGCTGGGGCAAGCTCTCGGTATGAAGTTTAGGCGCTACAACCGCAGCCGTAGCTGCAGCAATACGGATTTGCGACCTGATACGCCGGGATGGGCGACGGGCGAAGGGCAGAGACAAGGTAGCTGTTCTGCGCCGCCTGGGAGGCCGCGAGCTTGAGGGACTGGTTCTCGCTTTCGAGATCGCGCATCTTGCTCTGCACAAGGAAATCGAGGATGGCCTTGCTATTTCCGTTGGCGTTGTCGATGATGTCGCGCGCGGCGTTCTGCACGGTGTTGCGGGTTTCGCAGCCCTGCGTTGCCATGTCATAGCGTACCTGCGCAACGGCGGCGCGATTCTCGCAGCAGCACTCCTGCGACTGCATCTGCATCTGGAAGAGCTGCGCCATGAGGGCGGACTGCTGGTTCGCGCGGGAGAGTTCGGCGGACATGAAGCCGTTGCTCATGTTCTGCTGCACGCCGTTGATGAGCTGCGCCTGCGCGAAGAAACCATCGCAGAGGCCGTTGTTCACGCCGTCGAGCTTGCGCTCGACGTTGGCGAAGTCAGAGGTGAGGATGTAACCATCGGTCACACCGCCACGACTACCGCCGAAGCCGTTGCCGCCCCAGCCGAAGAGGACAATGAAGAAGAGGATGATCCACCATCCGTCGCCGCCGAAGCCGCCCCAGCCGCCGTTATTCACGGTAGGAGTTACGGGCATGGTGGGCTGGATACCACCGTCGGTAAGAGACATTGTTCAATTTTCCTTTCAAAAAATATTTTTTATCCGGCCGGATAAATTCAACGTAAGAGCGCCTGGAATTGCTGTGCTGCGTTTTGCAGTTGGTTTAGCTGCTGCTGGGAGATTTTGCCGCTTTGCAACAGCTTCTGCACCTCCTGCTGCGGATCGCCGCGAAAGGTGTTTCGGAATTGCTGGAACTGCTGGACAAGCTGGGCGAACTGGTTGTTCTGCCCGCCGCCGAATGCCTGAAACAGGGGGTTACTCATTTTCGGTCACCTCCGCTTTCTTTGCGGTTTTCTTCGGTGCAAACTGCGCCGCGAACGCTTCAAATTCCGCACGGGTGACGTATTCCGGTGTCTGCTGCGCCGGTGCGGGTTTGGTGCGCTCGGTGTAGTCGAGGATGCGCATGGAGGGGACGCCCGAAGCGTCAACGGACTTGACATAGATGCACACGTTTTCGCTGTCCCACAGCGGGACGGTGTTTCCCGCCGCGACAAGGTAGGACTTGGCGGCGGCTTCGCCCTGCACCCAGATCATCGGGTTCGGGGCGGGCTGCTGCGCGCGGAGCTGCGCGAGCTGATCCATCATCGGCGGGGCATATGGCTGATAGCTCGGCTGGTAATACGGCGGATAGTTCATCGTTTTTCCTCCCAAACGTAGATCGGTGTTTCGTTGCCGGAATCCCACGCGTCAAAATACTCCCCGTCCACGACCGCCACGACGTGGCCGCTCAAGGCGAGGATGTAGGAGCCGTGGGGGTGCTCGGCAGCAAACTGCCGGACGGTATAACCGTCGTAATCGGGGAGAGCGGAGCGCGCAAATCCACGACGGCGGAGATACGCGCCCCAGACCGCATTGGCTGACGGCATGTCGGACAGCTCGTGCCCCGTCGCCGCCAGATCCATATACACCTTGCCCCAGCTTTCGCCGGTCGCCTTAGCAATCGCGCGGATCACGCAATCGCCCACGGCCTTGCCTGCCGGATTCGGGTTGAAATATTGCATACGGTCGCCTCCCACTACCAAAATTTTCGCATAAAAAAAGAGGGCTAACCCGTCGGTTAGCCCTCAATAATCCATCAAAAACCCGTCATTCGATTGCAGCGGCGATTTTGTCCTTTATCGCCCGTATACGGCGCTCTACCTTTTCCGTGCCGTATAGTTCCGTTTCCGTCTGCATGGCGAAAGAAATTTGCAAAACACTCATGCCCTTTGCCCGTAGGCGGAAGATTTTTAGTTCCTCGTCGGTAAAGCCGCAGTCCCGCTCAAACTGTTCGCGCAGCTCGCGCGGGAATTGCAGCTTATTTTTTGTCCCCGGCGTTGTTAAACTCCGTAGAAGGCTCTCTGTCGTCATTGGCTACACTCTCCATGTATGCGTTAAAAAGTGTCTCTGCGAGGCTTTCAGACGCCTCGACGCCATTGATGCGGCAGAATTCTTTGATTGATTCTTTCATCGTGCCGGTTTACAAGGTTTTAACGGGGGTTGCCGCCCCCGTTATTCGTCATTTTTGAGCTGTTTAAACACCTGATTGATGCCGGTCGCAGCGAGGCCGGACACGATGCCGACGGCGACGGCTGTCAGATAGTCCGTGGCCGGGAAGTCCGGCACGATGCGCAGCGCCAGAACGCCGAGAGGCGCGCCGACGATGCCGCAGATAACGGGAATCCATTTGTCATCGATTGCCTCGATGTTCTTGACGGCAATGCCGATGAGGTAAGCAATCACGACGATTGCCACGCAAGTAGTCAAGCCGAAGATGTTTTCCATGTTTATTCCTCCTGAAAAATTATTTGTGTTCGAGAATGCTGATACGGTTCTCGTGATCGGTCACGCGGTCGTCCAGCTCCTCATTTTCTTTTTTGCGGTGATTGATGCGTTCGTGGAGCTGCTTGTGCTCTTCCGTGTTGGTTTCCTCCAGTTTGCCGTTTGCCTCTTTCAGCCCGTTCACCGCGTCCGTAAGTTTGACAATGTTCGCGTTGAGTTTCAGCATCGGCACCACAATAGTGCTTCCGAGCGCGATGAGTTCAGCAAGTGTGCGCACCATTTCCATTTCTGTCATTTCAAGCCCCCATAATTCTGTTTACTTCGCCCTGCACGAGATCGTAAAACCACGCGCCGAGCTTCTGCTTTCGCTCCTCGCCGTTGCCCCACTTCCCGTCGAGCACCTCCTGCGCCATCGCCGAAATGCTGACGTATTCCCCGTCCTTTTCGTAGGGGCGGGGCTCTGCTCCGCCCGCCGCGCCATCGTCAAAATACGAAAGCGGCACATACAAAATATCCAGATCCAGCGGGCTGCCCCGGTACTGCTGCATGACGCATTTCCCGGAAAGGTCGGGATAATGCTCCCCGTCGTTCCAGCCCCACGCCGCGATCCATTTGTCATACCCCGTGTCCCCGATTCGGTTTTTAAACCAGTCGAGATTTGCGTATACGCCGGTTTTGTTCCCGGCCTCTTCCATGGCTGCGCAGAAGGTCTTGCACATCGCGGCAATCGTCTCGTTAGACGGGAAGCCGTTATATGCCTTGTACCCGTCCGCGTCCTCCATATCGAACCACACACCGAGACGGGGCTTCCGGCCATTGAGAAAGCGCAGACACCGCTCCGCCTCCAATTTGGCCGTCTGCCCATTCAGCGCATAGCTGTACCAAAAGATTCCCCACGGGATACCGAGCGCGTCGCATTTGGCAATGTTGCGCTCCGCCCATTTGTCGGCATTTCGGATGCCGTAGCCGCCGCGGATGATGACAAAGCCATCCTTGTACGGCGTGAAATCGAAATCGCCCTGATGCTCGGAAACGTCAATACCGTTCATTTCCATGTTCCTCCTGTTTTGAATTCTGCCAGCGCATTTTTCCAATTGCCGCCCTTGCGGTACAGCGTTGCTTGCTTCCACACGCCGGAGACCTTGAAATAAAGCGTCGAACCAAGCAGCGCGGGGGCGGTAAATGTCGCGGTTTGAACGGCGACCGCGGCGCCAACGCCGCCGACCTTGACGGTGATATTTACACCCTCTCCGGCTTCACCGACGAAATAGAACGTTGTCGTTCCTTTTGATACGTCGAAGGACGTATCCTCTGTGCCGGTGACGCCGCCGATATCGCATCGTAGCGTCCACTTGCCCGGAGGGTAATAAGTCCCATAGCTGCCGTTGCCGCTCGTAAGCTCTGCTTTAATGGCGAACTGTCTGCCGTTCAGACGGGCGATGTAGAGCTTTCCGGAAAGGCTCCAATGGTTTGCTGTTCCCGAAACGCTTTTTTCCTGCTCCCAAGCGCTGCCGCCTGGAAGCTCCGGCGCTGTCTGTGACCATGCCATTCAGATCACCTCACTCCGAATACATGAGATAGATATCCCCATCGCTGCCGAGCTCGGCACCCGGCTCTGTCGTTCCGGCGTAAATGTGCCGCACCTGATCGGCGGCAAGCCCGAACTTCGTATACGGGATATTGTCAGCAAGCTTTTCGGCAGTGACGGACTTGTTGGCATATTTGGGCGTTGTGATCGTGCCGTCTGCGATCTGCCCGCTTGCCGCCTGCTCGATGGCGGCGCGAAGCTGCGCAAGCAGCTCGGTAAACTGCGCGTTGATGACGCTTGTGTCGATGCTCAACGTGTCGGTCACAAGGCCGCAGACGTCAGGGTTTTGTCGTTCATCAGTAATCATGGAAGCGGTGATGGAGGTCGTACCGGCTGCAACGAGGATCTGCGCGAGGCTCAGCTGCCGCTGCGTGGTGTTGTTCGTGAGTGCCGGAGCAGCCGGCGTGCTTGCCGGTGTGCCTTTGAGGATTTTAATTTCCGGTAGATCGGCGTAGTCGGTGGTTTTCCACTCGACGATCACGCGGTCGATGCGGTTGAGCACACCGTCCGCCGCGTCAATTGTGAGCTGCATTTTTGCGCCGTTGGTTTTTTCGGCGTCGTTCCACCAGACAACGCCGTTTGCGTCGGAGTCGGCGATCCAGCCGACACCGTCGGACACAGTGACCGCCATGGCGTTCTGCACGGCGGCAACAGCGGCATTGTTGTCCGCGGCGAACACGCCGGAGGTGCGGCCATGCAGCCAGCGCATCGCATGTTCCGCGCCGACATATTCGTCGCGGTTGTTCGGGAAAGATTTAATATTGGCCATTTAGTTTCTCCTCACTTAATGCGTCAAGGATTGGGTCGCCGAGGATGATCTGCGTTTTTTCGCCGGTGCGGTCGAGGGTGTATTTAAGGCCCGTGATTCGCGCTGCGAATGACACGCCGAAGCGAACGGAAATGCACAAAACGACGTCGCCGAGATCATAGCGGATACCCAGCTCGGACGGGTCGATGACAACGTCAAAGCTGGATCGTTTAATATACTTCCCAAGCTCCATATTACCGAAAGACTTTGCGGATTTGGCAGCGTCTTCGGCGGTGCCGTCCGATTCCTGCGAGATCGAGCTGTCGAACCACCGCTCGAAGCGGTCGTCGCCGGAGGCGCTGCCAACGACCGCGACCGGCTCGGTTTCGTCGGTCAGCTTGTATTTCACATAAGCAACATTTTTAAACGTGCTCACGTCTTTGCTGATGACAAGATCGGAACATGTCCCCTGCTCTTCAACAAAGGCTACACGATGAATGCCGGTCGTGCGGTCGGTGCCTTTGATGACGCGGAAAGTGTGCGCCAGGGTATTTCCGTTCCAGTCCATCCGGTGGCCGAGCTCGGCGGTGTCAAGAACGTCCATGATCTTATCGAGGAGCTGACCGCCGTAGACGGTATTGTCTTCGTCGTCCTCTGGCTGGAACTGCTCGGCCAGGCCCGCTGGCGTCGCCGTATGGATGCGCGTAAGGCCGCGGAGGTTGTCGTTGATGAGGCCGTAGACGCCCGTCTCTATGGTCGTGATGGCCGTCTTTGCCGCAACAACGCGCTTGTTTAATATCCAGTTTGCCGTGTATCCGTTGGCGGTGATGCGATTCTGCACCGTGTCATGCTTGACGTTGACCAAAACGTAGGTCGTACCTCTGGTGGTGTTGTACAATACCGACCCCTCACGGAGGGCGGCGATGTTGTAATCGTCCACGGGGGCGACGACCTGTATTTTCCCAATAGCGTTGTAGTGCTCGGTGATCTGGATGGAGATGGCGTGCGTTAATTGGAACCGAGTGGAGAAATCGGGGGGATAGATTTCAAAACTCATACGCTTATCCCCACGATCTCCTGCGCAAAGTCAACGGCGACCTGCAGGCTGTCAAGGCCGCTGTCAGCGGTCGGCTTTAAAACATTGTCACCGACGGAAAGCCGGTAGAGGCTGGATGTTAACTCCAGCGCGCCGCGGCACTCGCCGTCCACGCTGGAGGTAACATACGTCCGGTCGTGCGTGATCTCGATCACGACACGTTCCCCGGCGGCGAGCGTTTTGTTGACACGGATGAATTTCCCGGTTGCCGCGTCGAGGATCTGCGGATTGACGACCTCGTTGAGTGCGGTAAACGTCAGGGTATACGGGACGGGCACCTGTCCGCCGTTTTTGACGTTGATGAACTGTGTCCGGACGACCGTGCCGAAGCGGTACGGGCGGGACTGATTCCACGGGAATTTGAATCCGTATTCCACGCCGGAGAGCGTTGCGGCGGCTGATGCGTCCTGCTGCCAATAGGGATACGGAGCGGTTAATGAGAACTGAAACGCGGCGAACACCGGGCGCGCCTCGATGGTCGGGGTGGCCGTCGGGCGTACTTCGAGGTAGTAGTCATCGGCGTAGAGCCGACCGTAGAGGTCAGGGCGCACGACGGATAGGAGCGCGTCCTTATTCTCCGCCTGAAATTCTCCGACGAGGATTCCGCTGATCGTCACGGGGCGCGACTGCACGTTGACGCTCTGGACGGTCGTGCCGGTCTGGTCGATGCCCTGCGCTTCGTTGAGCTTGCAGACGACGGTGTCGATGCCCGCGGGCTTGTTGATGAGAAACCCGCTTGCATACTCAAAGACGATCTCGCCGCCGTCTGAATTGACATAGCGGAAGGTTTTGGAAAGATTGCTCACATTGCCCACCTCGCCGTCTCAAAATACGCAGCAGTGGCCGCGGCAAGCTCCACAGGCGTCTGCGGGACGCTCTGGATGTTCTGCACGATAGTGATGCCCGCGGCGTTGGGCGTACCGCGCCGCCAGTCTTCCGCCTCAGCTTTTGTCAGAACAGATTCGCCGCGGTGGAGAACCGCCGGATATCCGTCATACGGGACATAATCGAGGCCACCAGCGGAGGAATGACCTCCGCTGCCGGTGTTCATTCCGTTTCTGGCAGAATTGGCAACTTCCGTACCGGCGGTGTAGGCTTCCCCTTTCTTGTCGCGCAGACCGGCGATAAAGCGGTCGACGGCCCGCTGCCCGGCGGAATAGAAAGTACCGCTGTCAGCAACGCGCGCAGAAATGGCGCTCACGGTGCGGTCGACAAGGTCTTGCCCGGCTTGCTCGGCGGAAACATCGCTGTCCATGGCTTCCGCCATTTTCGTGCCGGGGTTCTCCGTCACATCCACCGCGCCGACGGATTGCAGGAACGCATCTTTCGCGGCTTCCCCGCCCTCTTGCCACATCGCACGCATTTCGGCGAGGCCTTCCTCTCCTCCTTCGTTTGCCGCGGCGAGCGTGGCAACAATTCCGGCGTACATCTCCGGCCCGCCAGCATAGAACATCTCCGCAATCTCCGCCGGAAGCTCACCGGCGATTGATGCCATGTTGTCGGCGAAATTGTTTGTGGCGTCAATGTTGTGCCGCAGATTATCGAGCATCTGTTGATACGATAGCTCGCTCTCCGTGTTGATGCGCGAGAACATGTTCGTCGCCGCGTCTGTATAGGTCTGTAGGCGCTCGGTGGCCTCCTCCATGGTGAGGTTGCTGTTGGCGAGCTCGACGGAAAATCCGTTAGCGCTGATCGTCATCTTATCGACGGCGTCGGCGGTGGCGTTCGCGGTTTCTGCGGCGGACGCTTCCGCCGCTTCCATTTCGCCGAGCTGTTCCGTGCCGCGGTTGATTTTCCCGGTCAGGTCATCGACCTGATACGTCAGGCGCCAGAACGTGTCCGCATCCGTCGCCTCGCTCACACCTGCGAGCTCTGTTTTCAGGCGGGCAAGCTCGTCGTTCCACGCCTCAAGCTGCGCCCTTGCATCCTCAACGCTTTCTGTAGGGAGGGGGTTTCTAAACTCGTCTGCCGTTTCGGCCCAGCTCTCGGCAACGTCGGCAAAGCCGCTTGTTAGCTTTTCTACCCAGCCGAGCACTTTTGCGATGGACGGGGTCAAAATGCCGCTGAACGCGGTTTTCAAACGCGAAATCTGTTCGCCGACACCAGCCTGCGCCTCTTCGAGCTCAAGCTGCGCGTCGCGGGCGTTCATGACGGCGGAATTGTTGCGAAGCATTGCAGCGGCGGCATCGTCATACGCGGCGGAGAGGGTGTCGGTTATGAGAGCGGTTCGCTCCGCCGTATCGGCGCAGGAGGCGAGGCGAATGTTGAAATCGTCCTCGGAAATGCCGACCCAGTTGAGCGCGTCGGCCAAAACGCCCGTGACCTGGCCGACCTTGGCGGTTTCGTTTGACGCCTCAATAAGGCCCTCGATGGGGAGGGAATCGCCAAAGGTTCCGTAAACACCGGCGGCGATCTCCGTCCAGCGCGCCTGTTCCTTTGTGCTCGAGGTAAGCCGGGCGAGGAGCTGCGAGGCCTCGACCGCCGTATCGGTATCCCCGAGGAGCTTGTAGAACTCGCGGAACGTTTTCCGCGCGCTGGTGGTGGAGTAGCCCATGGTCTCGAACGCAGTGTCGAGCTTGCCCATGGAGACGCGGAACTCCTCCGTGGATTCGTCCATGTTCCAAACGGCTTCCGCAAAGCTTTTGATTGTGGAAACCGCGAACTCAATGGCAGCGGCGAGGAGATGGCCTTTTGTTACGGCGCCTGTGATGGTTTTGCCGAGGCCGGACAGAGCGCCGTCCGCTCCGCCGCTCGTTTCTCCTACATTTTTCAGGCCGTCTGCGGCATCTTCGATTGGCGGGGCCGCTTTGTCGGCTTCTTTCCCAACATCGCGCAGGGAGCGTTCCGCGTCGTTTAACGCGGTCTCGGCCTGGTTTGTTTCGGTGGTTGTCTCCTCAACGGATCTCGTGAACTTATCAACGGCCTTTTCCGCCTTTTGGGTGTCGCCGGGGATGTCCTCGGCAGCGCCGCCGAGCTTGTCAAACGATTTCGATGCGTCGGTGACTTGCTTGTCAAAATCGGATGTGTCAAGGGTGAGTTTGGCAAAAAGGTCAAATACATTCATTCTTCATCGCCTCCAAATGCGGCGCGGAAGCGCGCGATGATCTCCTCCGGCTCCTCGATTTTTCGCGGACGGAGGACGTCAATGAAGCGCCGGTTGAGCATCTGGTCGCGGCGGACGAGGGCATAGAGCGCGTCGGTGACGTAGATTCTGTACGCCTCCTCTTCCGCGCGTCGGTGCTCCCTGACGGCGACATACCGGACAATGCTGCTTACTCGTTGGTCTCCGGCGTATTCTCCGGCGCAGAGCCAGCACGATCCGCGCCAACCTGCGCCGCCGTAAAAAAAGACTTCCAGACTTCATCGGCGGTGAGCTCCGCCCAGTCCTGCAGGGCTTTGACGTAGGTGAGCTCGGCGGCGTACTTTTCAGGCGTTGTGCCGTAGCACACGGCCATGATGCGGCAGAAGTCATCCTCGTGGCGGGAGAGGATCTTGTAAACGAGGGAGACGATGTAAGAGCGCGAGGAGCGCTCGTCCGGCTTTTTCTCCTGCCGGTACATCTCCCGCGTGTCCTCGTCCTCAACGAGATTGCAGAGCGGATCGATGAGGGCGGCAAAGGCGCTCAACGCGCCCTTGCCTTTGATTTCAGACGGGAGCGTCATCTTTTTCACGCCTCTTCCGTCCCTTCCTTGAGATAGACCTCGAACGGCACGACCGTCTGCGCGCTCATGCTGACATGGCCGGTGAACTCGAACGAGAACTGCGCCTTGCCCTTGTCGGTGCTCTGCATGGAGAAGCCGCCGGTGGACAGGGCGTTGATGATCTTGATGGCGCAGTAACCGCCGTTGTTCTCGCCGTTCTTGTCGGAATAGTCGCAGACGAACCAGAGGTCTTTGAAGTCCGAGGACGCGACATCCACGCGCGGGGTGATCTTGGTCGTGTCGGTTGTTCCGACATCGCCCGCACCCATGAGCAGGGCGATGAGGGTCGTGTTCGTGGTGATGAAGGTACCCGTGAGCTTAACTTCCCACGAATCGAGCTTTTTGAGCTCCTTCATGTTTTTCGGGCAGTTGTCGATGTCCTCGCCGAAGTCGGTGAAGGAGGGCGTCGCAGTAAAGTTGATCCCGCCGGTGGTCGCGCCGAGGATGTTCGTGTCCTCAATGGCAGGCGTTGCCGGGGTAAAAGTCTTAAGGAGAACGCCCGCGTTGAGAACGATATTTTTGAAAGTGTCTTCGGGAATTTTTCTGAATTTCATTTTTTCACCTCAATTTTGGGTTAAAAAATCGACCGTCATGTTGATGTAACGGCCTTTGATCTTGTTGTCTGCCGCGTCGGTCTGCGGCTGGGAAAATGGCGTTCCGCGCGCTATGAGCAGTGCGCCGCCGTCGCAGGGGACGTACACGCCGCCCAAGCCGATGGCGTTGGAGATCTCCTGCGTTTTCTCAACGATGGGGCGGTAGGAATCGCCGTAATACCATAGGTTAACAACCAGAGGCATGGAGCCGTCGTCGAACGCGCCGAGCACCTGTTCATAGACAAGGTACGGGAACGCCGCGCCGGTCTCGGCCTCGTTGGGGTAGGCCGTTAGGCCAAACGACGACATGAACGAATGGAGGGCTTCGGCCTTGGTCATGGCAGCGCCGCCAATCTGCGGACGTTGTACCGCTCGAACTGAAACGTAGATACCGTCGGCGTTTTGGGAAGTTTGGAAACGATGAGGTAGTAGCTTCCGTCCGTCTTGATGATGTCCTGCTCGTCAAGGTTGGTGTTGATCGGAGTGACGATTGTGTCGGTATAGGTCACGTCGGCCTGCTGCGCGGCAATGCGCTCTGTTGGCGTCAGGCCGGAGAACGCGATCCTGATCTCCGCACCATCTTTCCATGCGTTGACGTATCCGCCGACACCGTCCGGCACTTTCGTTTTGTTCATCACAACGGCGTGGGAATAGAACGTTTCATATAAGCTCATAGCTTCCTCCAACGGTTCAGCCGTTTGGCAAACACGCCCTGCCATGAGGCGGAATCGCTTCCTTTCGTGTAGGAATAGCCGCCGAAGCTCTCGCTCTGGTATGGGCTTGCGAGAACATCGGCGTTTTTGGCTTTCCATTCCTCGATCTCGGCGGCGATAGCTTCCAGCGCGGGCGGGATCGCCATAGCCCAGACCGCGCCGTCAAACGTTTCGTCCGCGGGGAGCTTATCCCCGCAGCGATACACCCCGTCGCAGAAGATGCTGCCGACGACGCGGAAAAACTGTCCGGCGGCGAGAAACGGCAGCGTGATCTCGCCGTCATTCACGGTGTACTCGCCGGGAACAATGTCCACGGCGAAATAGTTGTGCAGCGAGGCACAAATCTCGTCGATCATTGCCCCGCTGCACTTGGGATTCTCATTCACGCTGCCGCCCTCCTATCAGGAGACGGAGGCGAGAATCTTGGCGATCTTCGTGCCGTCCGTGACCTTCGCTCCGTAGACGTGCAGGCCCTTGACCGCGTCGGCAAAACGGCTCTCCATGCGGTACGCCTCGGTCTTGATGATCTGCTCGGCGTAGGTGGTGGCGTCGGTGATCTGCGCGGTGATCTCGAAATAGGGCGTCTTGCCGGTTTCCGTGCCGGTGCCGGTCTTGACGTTGTTGGACATGTAGACGTCGAAACCGGCGATGCGTCCAACAAGGCCGTTGATGAGGGCTTCCTGTCCGGCAGTCGCGGTGCTCTTGGCGAAACGGTCATCAAGCAGGAGGAGGGAATGGACGTCCGGGGGGACGACGATGGTACGGCCCGTGTTGGGGACGTTCGCCTTGTCGAGCTTCGTCTTGAGCTTCACGATGTTCTCATAGACGTTGGATGCGGTGAGGGCAATGGGTGCGGCGGTGGAGCCGATGGTGTTCCCGGCAGCGGCACCGGCAGCGATCACGCCGAGAAGGTAGGCGTCGGAAACGTCGGCGAGGGCGTAGGCGGCGCGGCCCATCGCGGTATCGACCAGCTCGCCCGCGGCCTGCACCTTGTCCACGTCGTCGACCTGGAAGTTGAAGTACTTGGCCTGGTCAATAACAAGGGTCTGATCGGTCGTGGTCAGGGTTTCGGGAGCGTCGATGTCGGTATTCTTGGTGTAGCTCTTTACGGTGATCGCACCGATGGTGTTGATGTGGACGGTGTCGCCGTGGTTGCTGATCTCGCCCTCATAGTTGCGGTTGACGAGGTTGGTGGCGACGTGCGCCTTTTCGAGCGCATAGAGAAGCCGGGCGCTCCAAAGTTCGGGGATAAAAGTGGTTACAGCCATTGTGAATTAGTCTCCTTTCCGGTTGAGGGACGCCTTTACCGCGTCCCAATTCTTGTTAATTTCGGCGGCGGACATTTTCTTGATCTCGTCCGCCGTGTAGCGGGTGACAGGGTTGTTGTTCGGCGGGGTGGCAGTGTTCGCGCCCTGCGTCTGCGTCGTGGACACGAGCGGCTTAAATGCGCCCGCGATAAGCGCGTCGAGGGACGCGGCGTCTTTGATCTTGTCCCCGTCCATTTCGAGCGCGGCCATTTCTTCGCCGCAGCCACGCATGGCGAGGTCGAGGTTCCCGCCGGTGATGTTCTTGCTTTCAAAGTAGGCGCGGACGGCCTTTTCCTTTGCCGCCTTGCTTTCCTTTGCGGTGACGTCGGCCTTGTACGCCTCGAAATCGGAGTGCTCTTTTTCGTATTTCGATTTGTAGCCGTCGTCGCCTTTGGCTTTGAGCGCGTCAAGCTCGGCCTGTACGGCAGGGAGCTTTTCCGCGTCTGCCTTGAATGCGTCGCGCTGTTCCTTTAGCGCGTCGGTGGTTTCGACGTGCATCTCAACGATGCTGTCAACCTGTTCGTCGGTCAGCCCCATTGCTTTCAGGGCCTTGCGCGTGAGTGCCATAGTTCTTTACTCCTTTTCATTCTTTCGCGGCGGTGCATCGCCGCAGAGTAGTAAAAAAGCCGCTTAAAAAGCGGCAGTAAAAAAATCAGCCTACGGCGGTACATCGCTGTAAGCTGATTCTTTTATTCAATTATTTTTTGAGATATTCCTTGATGATCTCTATGTAGTCTTTGGCGAATCGCTCCATAGCGTTCTTGATAAAGCGCCGGGGCTTTTGCGGAAATCCCATGCGGAACTCCCCCGTCAGGGGATCGCGGTATACCCAGCGTTCCTTTGGCGTTCCGCCGCTGATGGCGTATTTGCCGGTTCCCTCGTGGACATATACCGCGTAATCGACGTTTGTCCCGATCTCAACGGAATCTCCGTCTACCTGATTGGCAATGCTGCCCCGCAAGCGCCCGGTATCGACCGCGTCGAGGTCGGTGATCTCGTCCTTTACGTCGCCCTCCGCCTGTATGCCGACGGCTTCGAGCGCCCGCAGCTTTTGTTCGGCGGTGGCTTTCAGGACATCGGCGGCGTTGTCATAGAGCTTGTAAACAAACGGCATCGTCAACCGACCCCAATGCTTTTCAGGTATTCCTCGTACTCCGGAGGAATACCGATGTCGTAGTTCTCGTAGTAGTGAAGAAACTCGTAAGGGAACGTGAAATCTCCGTCCCAGAACATGCCAGCATGAAGCTCTTCTCCGGTGAAAAAGTCTTTGGATGGAAGTGTTGTCAAGCCAAGCTCAACCGAATTTATATGCTCTATGACTTTGTCTTTGGGAATATCGTTTTTGAATCCCTTGTAATCGTCAAAATTTTCTGTGCTTCCTTCATACGGCAAGCCTTTGAAAAAGCCAAAATCCATGTTCACTTCCTCCTTCTCCGTTGATTCGGGTAGAACGGATCCATTTTCCCTTCCTTATGTTTCCCGACATAAATAATCCCGGATTTTGTTATGAAAACCTCGTCATTCGGTGCCTTAACAATAACGCCGAGGGCGTTTGCAAGCTCTTCCGCAAAGCAGTATTCTTCTCCGGTCTGCTTCCCGGTGCTGCATGAAAGCAGCCGAATGTTCTGCTTATTCCAGCCGTCCATATGGCGAATGACGGACGCGAGCAAGCGTGGGGACATATTGGGCTCTTTTGTTCCGTATCCTACGGCGGTAGGCGATCCGTGCATGGCGACATCAAAGAACGTTTTTAACGGCTTTACAGCTTTGATATTTACTGCGAGCGGGTCGTCTTTGGGGAAAGCGGCAAAGCCATTTTCTAAGCGTATTATACCGCCGGATACTATTTTATTCAAGTCATCTCTGGCGTCTGCACCGAAGAATTTCAGCGCCTCCGCGTCCTCCGCGGCGTTTGCTGCTGCCGCCTCATCGTCGAGCCGCTTGAGCCAATCATTGTATGTTTCTCTCTTTCGCCCGTGGCCTTTGATGACACCGCGCACAGCACAGCGGCAGTTATATATATTCCAGCCGGACGCGCCGTGCGATCTGTCGCCGGGGAACATAAGCTTCTCGCCGCCGACGGTAAAGGCTTCATCAACGCCGACACGCTGACCGTCGGCCATGCCGTGCCATTCTCGGGTGCGATGATCCTTTGTTGCGATCCACTCACGCTGCAGCTCGATCCCCATTTCCGCGGCCTTTTCATACGTCGCCTGTCGGCCTCCGTTTTCGGCGGCGGTGACGGCGGTACGCGCGGCGCGGATGGCGCTTTCGATGCTCATGTCAATAATGCGGCGGCGAAGGTCGGCGGCAATGCCGCGGCTGCTGCGTCCCATCAGGATACCGGCGGTTACAGCGTTCGTGATCTGCTTCTTCCCAAATTCCAGGTCGATGCCGCGGCGGACGGCTTTCTCTTTCGGATAATACGGCATTAAATCCGGCTGCTCGACGATCAGGCGGCGGACGGTCTGCTCATCGTAGAGGGTGAAATTACCGCCAGCGTCGGATACCTCATACGCGGCATAGTTGCGGTTGAGCGTGTATATCCCCGGTGTGGCGTCGTTGACGTAGGAGATGGCGACCTCGTTTGCGTTGGTGAGGCGTTCGGCGAGTTCGTCCCGCAGGGCTTCAAAGCGCTCGCCGCGGCCCATCTGGGCGAGCCGCCATTGCTTGTAATCCTCCTCCGTCCATTCGCGTCCGTTTACGACCGTTCCGATGAGCTTTTGCATTTCCTCATCGCGGAGGCGAAAGTTGGCGAAATACTCGTCAATGATCTGCTGGAGGTTTTTTGCCGCGCCGCCGTACATCTCCCGGATGCGCTTTTCGAGCGCCTCCAGCTCAGCATCCGTCAGGCGGCGCCCCTCGTCGCGCTTCATTCATCCAGACCGAGGCGGTCGACCGCCGCGTTGTCCCGGCGCTGCATGAGATCGTCGAACTGGTCGGCGTCGCCGTTGATGGTGAGCAGCTTTTTGATGATGTATTCCTCATCGTAGAACTGCGCGGCGAGGATGAGGCTTTGCGTCTCCTCCTGCCGGTTGATGATCTGGCTGCGCGTGTAGGTCGGCTTGTCATCGATGCCGAGCAGGGAGAGGATGCCGACAATAAAGCGCGTGACCTGCGCCTCGAACATGTCGGTCTTGAGATCGAGCGGAACATACGCGGCCTTGATGGCTGTCGCCGTCTGGTTTCCGGCGGATACGGCAGCGCTGTCGAAGCACTGGAAGTCCTCGAAGAGCTTCTTTTTCAGCATGTCAATCGTCGTGTTCGTTCCGGCATACGGCGCTTCGAGGGTGTGCGCCTCGGCCTTTGCGCCGTCGTCGCCGTCCGCGTGGGCGACGTGCGTGGTTTTCAAGCGCTCGACAAACCGGGCGTCGTCGAGATCTCCCATGCCGCCGCAGTTTGTGAGAACCCAATAGATGAGGTTGCCCTCATCTACGTTGTTCACCATGTTCGAGGCGGCTAGGTCGAGCGCGTCGATGGTGTTGCGCTTGCCGACGATCTCGGACAAACCCCGTTCGTTGTTAAACAACGGCACGATGGGGAAATTGGGATAGTTTTCGCCGTTTAGGATCTCCGTACCGCCGACCTCGGACGTTCGCACGACCTGTTTGTAGGCGCGCTTGTCCTGCATGATGGTCATCGGCTCGCCGTCGCTCTGTATAAATTCGGTGAAGCCGTCCAGCTCGTAGAGCGTCACGCGCTTCGGCTTTTCCGGCGCGAGCTGCCAGAAGCGGATGCCGGCGGAGAGCGCGCCCGTTTCCTCATCGTAGAGCGGCACAAACTCCGTCAGGCGGAACACTCTAAGATGCTCCAAATCCCAGAAGCCGAACGAAATTCCGCCGATCTGCGCATACTTCGCGGCGGTCATGACCTCCTGGTCGAAATCGGCGCAGAGCTTATCCGCCGTTTTCTTGTCGGCGAACGTGACGCCGTTGCCGAGCAGATAGGCCACCTGTTGGTTCACGTCGAAGCGGAAGAAAGAAGAGGCCAGCTTGTGGTTGGCGGTGAACATGTCGCGGTGCGCTTTCCCCTGCAAATCGTAGAGGATCTTTTCATAGTTGCTGATGGTCGGGTTTTCGCCGTTGTAATACAATTCGGCGTCTGCCGCCGTTCTATACGCCTTGCTGCCGGTGTGCTCGGCGATGGCGTTTCCAATGAACGTCGTCCTCGCATCGAGCGATCCTCCCGCGGCGAGTAAGTCCTGATAGGTGTACATATTTCCTCCTTACATCCACAGCGGGACGTATTCCGTGTCCTTTTTATTCCACAGCTTTCGCACGATGGACGCGGCGCTGTCCGGCGCGTCGTCGTGCTCGGCGTTCTCGGTGTAGTCGCAGATCTGATTGATGTATTCCGCGTCCGTCCCGGCGACGAATACCACGTTTTTCCACTCGCTTTTTAAATAGCTCGTGATCTTGACAAATTTGTTTGTCTTTTCGTGGTAGGTGTCGGCGCGCTCGCCCTTGTCGCGGAGCGCTTTGGCAAGGTAGCCCTTATCCGCGTTGCGCTCGCAGTAGATGATCCCGGCGTTGAACGCCTTTCGGAGGCGGATGATCTCCGGTAAACAGTCGTCAACGTGCTTCTGCCAGAGCCGCCCGTAAATGTAATACTTGCCGCCGGACTTCTTGCAGATGGTGAACGCGGTTCCGTCCTCGCCGCCGTAGGAGGCGTCGATGTGACAGATGCCCTGCTCGGCGAGCGCCGGGTCTGCGCCCGTTTGGGGAGAGGTGAAAATAACATCATCGGACGCGATATGCCGCAGCTCGTAGTTTGCGGCAAAAAGAGAGGCTGTCATAGCCTCCCGGATGATCTGTAATTGCTCTTTGGATATTAGGCCGGTCGAGTAGCAGTCGTGCCGCTCGATGTTGGGCATGAGCGAGAAACAGTCCTCTTTGTGCCACGGCGTACCGGTGTTGAAAATGCGCCCTCCGCGGTTGCGGATGTTCTGCAGCTCCTGATAGACGATCTTCGTGCGGTCGCGCTCGGCTTTGCTCGTGCGATCCTGCACGTTTACAATGTCGTCCGTGAAGATGCGGTCAAAGTGCTTGCCGGTGATGCTGCCGTTTATGCCCATCGCAACGATCTGCGACGTGCCTTTGCTGTCGCCTGGCAAATTGGACGATAGCTCCGACGCCGTCTGCGTGATGAGAACCATATCCTTCCCGTGAATTAGCCGCGCCGCCTCCTGCATGGGCTGGGATAGCAAAATGTTCCGCACCTGGCGGATGACCTCTTTTACATCCGCGTCCGTCTTGCGGAGGAACAACGTCTTCTTATTCGGCAGCAAAACGAAAATGCACGCGAGGGCGATGGAAACGCACGTCGTCTTATATGAGCCGCGGTGCGCCTGCAATGTCTTGTCCTGCGTGCCGCGTATCATATCGATGATCCATCGGTTATGGAGCGCGGTCAATTTGTTGAAGCCGACGGCGTAGCCGATCTTTACCGGCTCATTCAGGAGAATTGCTATCGCCGCTTCCCGCGTCAAAGCCGATCACCATCGTTTCCAATTCGTCCAGGGACAGTCCCTCGGTGTTTGTGACGTTCACGTCTACGTTGTCGCGCTGGCCGAGGTACTGTTTGCCAAGAAAGATCGCCATCGTGGCGTTCTTCTCGGCTAAACGCCATTGCATTCTGCGGAGCGATATTTTCCCACGCCCGCGCTTTTGCTCGAAAACCTTGGAAAAAGTATCTCCATAAACTCTTTTGCACCAGCTCTCGAGGGTTTTTTCCGAAACCTCGAAAGCGTCGCATATTTCGTATATCGTGCATTGCAGACCGCAGAGGCTTTCAAACTGTTTTTGATCGATTTCCTTTCTCGGTCTTCCTGTCTTTGCCATAATCGCCACCCTTTCTTTGCTGGCGCTGGATGAATTTCTGCATGTCCCGTTTTATATACGGGCTGTTCGTTTTCGCCATGATTGTTTTCGCTTCTTCAATCGTCATGGAGCAGAACCGCCTTTTCTCCCGTCAGATTTTCCCATCGCTTTACTATAACATCAACATAATATGGTTCATATTCCATCATATAGCACACTCTGTTTATTTGTTCGCAAGCAATTAATGTTGAACCACTACCTCCAAAACAATCAAAAACAATCTCACCATTTTCTGTGAAATCTTCAAGGATTTTTGCAATTAATCCAACAGGCTTTTGCGTTGGATGTACTCTCTTTGTCCCTTCGATATTTCTTTCGCCTTTTCTGCAAAGCCCATTCCACAGCCACCGGTATAGCTTAGCGCCTTTGTCAAAAGAAGTCCATGCCATTTCAACGTCAGCAAAGTTCCCGGTGTTTTCTTTGTCCCAGATGCACCAGCAGGATTTTGGAGGAAGAAAATCAGTAAAATAGTTCCCTCCAAAAATAATTTGATTTGAAGAAATACATTTTACAATTTCGTAGTTTAGCCGTGCAGTATTAGTTGTATCATCGCCATTAATTGGCATGTATGTAGATGCTTTGACAATATTATTCCCCACTACTTTCCCGAAATGTGTTGCATTGTCCCCGCCAATTTTAGTTCCTTTTACAATGTCAATTCCATAAGGCGGATCGGTAAATACCAAATCTGCTTTTCCCGCTCCAATCAGCCGTTCTATATCCTCCCTGTCTGTGCTATCACCGCACATAAGCCGATGCCGCCCAAGCTGCCATACATCACCGCGTTTTGCTGTCGGCGGATCATCCGACACTTCCGGGACTTCATCCTCGACAATCTCTGCCGAATCGTCCTCCGTCAACCCCCAATCAAAATCAAACGCAGAAAGGTCGATCTCCGGCAGCTCCATCGAAAGAAGATCCATATCCCAATCGCTCTCGTTGGTCTTATTGTCCACGAGGCGCAGGGCGTTTACCTGTTCCGGCGTTAGATCATCTACACAGACGCACGGCACGGTTTCCATTCCCAACTTCTTCGCCGCCAGAACGCGGCAATGCCCGATGACGATCACGCCGTCGCGGTCGATCACTACGGGCTGGACAAATCCGTATTGCCGGATGCTTTCCGCCACGTTGTCGATCTGCCGCTTATCGTGCTTCTTCGCGTTCTTCGCATACGGCACGATTTCTTTGATTGGGATATTCTTAACGTCCATAACTTTCTCCATCTCCGCCGCCCCCTCCGCTGCGTACGGCTTTCCCGCCTTTCGGCTTCGCCCAAAACAAAAAGCCACGCGTTGGCGCTCGGTGATCGTCCGGCGTCTCTGCGTGGCTTTGGATGATACTATTATACCACGGATTTTTGAAAAGTCACTGGCAAAAAACTCGCATTTTCACCGCGTCCCGTGCCGAGCGGTGCAGTAGCCGGACAATGCGCGGGTCGCCTTGCGCCATACGGTGCTGTCGTCACAGCCGAGTTCATCGCAGAGCCGCTGCACACCGTTTTTTTGTTTGTCGATGTACAGCACTTCCAGAATACGCTGTTCCTCGTCTGTCAGCGTGGCAAGGGCTTTCTTCGTCAGCCGCACCTCTGATTCTGCAAAGCGGAGATTGTCGGACAATAGATCGATCAGGCAAATGCTGTTGTTCATGCGCTCCTCGTATGATGTGCCGCCGCCCTGCACCGGAGCCGTCCCCGTGGCTGCGCTTTTAATGGATGTCATGCGTTCGCGCTCCATGTCGATCTCTTCCGGTATGGACAGGATCGCCGCCTCGTTTTTCCGTAGGTTGAAGAGGTCGGCCTTGCATTTCATTTTCCATAATTCGTTCACTTTCTCACCTCTTCATTCAATGTTAAACGCTCTGTGCCGCGTTTTTATTTCCGGCGTGTCTGTTTATATCTCCCAACCAAACTCGTCCTTTATGGCGTCTCTGACTTCCCAGATGTTGAGGTTCTTGCTGTTCACGCTCTCGCGGATGTTGCGCACCTCGTCCGACATGCGGTTCACATCATCCTGCGTAGGATTAAAGCAGGACATCCATGCCCAGACGAAGATCGTCATGGCGATAGACACGGCCTTGTGCATGGAGACGTATTTCGGCTTGCGTTTTGATTTACTGCTCATCGCGTGCGGCCTCCTTTTCCTCGACAATATGCTTGGCGAGTTTGGCGCAGCTCAGCTCCCCGGGGCAATCGTCCTCGCAGTCCTGGCAAAGGCGCGGCGCTATTTCCAGAAACACGTCATGTTCCCCGCGGTTCATTCTCATCGGTTCTCCTTTCTCCGTAGCTGCAAAAGTCCATATCTTCAACAACCTGCAATCCACTTACGCCACACCAGAACCAATCACGTATTTTTGATTCTTGCCATGTGTCTTTGTGCTTGCAGTCTTTGCACCGCACAACAGCGACCATCTCCAGCTTTGGCTTTACGGTTTTGCAGGAGGCGCCTTTTACGCAAACAAACTCCCGGTCTTTTCCGGCGTGCTCGCAGCTGGAAGCGCAGTCCTTGCAGTTGTCACGCACGATCTTCGCTGCCATTGTTATTCCTTTCTCCGTAACTACAAAAATCATTATCGTTTGTTGTGAACGGGGTATGCCAACAGCCACAATCACACCGCTCGTCTTCCGGGTCTCGGTGTTTGCAGTCCTTGCAATGCACGACCGGCTCATACCCGAGCTGCGCGGCCATACGCTTAAACTGGCTGCGGGTGGGGCGGTCAATCTCGACCGTCGGAATCTTTTTCATTTCCTCGATTACGAGATCGGAAACGTATATTCCGTTCTGCGGGCTTTCTGCGTCAATCAAGCGCATTTTCATAATCCTCCCAAATGTTTACTTGTCCAGGAAGAACGCCGTCCTCCATCCACCAGTGAAAGACATCTTCGCCGGTCTTTCCCCAGCGCTCGCCATTAGCCTTCCCGCGGGCTTTTCGTGCTTCAAGCATCCGGTCAAACGCTCGGATGTAATTGCGCTGAAAACCCGGCCATCGGGCAAACTCTGCGTAACGGGCTTTCCCGGCCATTGGGCATCCGACGCAGCCGACACGGCAGAAGCCCTCGTTGTAAAGCGGTTTCGTCTCAACCTTTTGATCGGTAAGGTAATCCCACACATCCCGATCCGTCCAGTCGATGATTGGATTGCAAACCCGTTTTCCTTTCATCTGGCAATTTTCAAAAAGCTGTCGGTCTTCCTCGTTGTCGTTGTTCAAAATGAGCTTCTTCTTCGGGTCAGAGGCTTGTACTTCCAGCGCCCCGCGGTTTGCCGCTCTTTTGACAGATTCTGCCCACCGGACACCTGTAACGACAAATCGGTCTTTGCCTGCCGTTTCTTTTAAGACGGCGCAGCAGTATCGCACAACTCGCGTCGGCGGCATGAGTTTCTTCGGTATCAAGTCCCACATCGAAGTGCGTTTCCCCTGATATGTCGGAAGAATTATCGTGTACTTGATGCCTTTTTCTTCGTACTCTTTGGCGCGTTTTCGCACGTGATATACCGTCTCTGGCGCGTCCGCTGTCGTATGGGAATGGCATATTTCAAACGGGATTCCGGCATTCTCCGCCAATCTGCATATCACTGCGCTGTCTTTTCCGCCGCTGTCGGTCAGCAGTAGCGGCTGCCTATACAGTTTCAGCGACATTTGCGATGCAAGACGCAGACGCTCCATTGCTGTCTGTTCCAAATCAGTCATTGCCATTCGCTACACCCCCCATTCAACCGCCACACACAGCGGGGGCATTTGCCGTAGCAGGGTTTATACATCAGCTTCTACCTCGCTTTCGAGCCATTTTCTTATGTCCTCCTCGGGAAACTCTACAAACATGCAAAGGTGGAAAAATGGGCAGACGGTGCAGTTTGTCTTATCCGGGAAAACGCATTCTTCCATCTGCGCAATATAGACTAAGAAGTCGGATATATCGTAGTCGCAAAGGTCGCGCACGATCTTCTCACGGTTCGTCATTGCGGTCATCCTTTCTCTGATAACAATTCAGCAGCGGGTCTGTCGTTTCGCAGAAGCAGCAGGGCTTTCCGTCCGCAGCGCTCGGGGGGTAGTGGATGCAGGATTCACATTCGTTCATGCTTACCACCATCCGAAAATTTTGCCCGCCACCATGACCCACAGTGCGTCGGATATGCAAAGCAGAGCATTCACGAGCGCGTGAGCAGCACTGTCATCATAGCTTGGAAGGCGCAGTCGCATTATCAAATACAGGATACTCATTCCGCACCGTCCATTATTGCGCCGCAGTGCGGGCAGCAGGCGGGAAGTTTTTCCGCTGTGGTAACAACTCCCGTGCCCTTATGCGGATTTTCGCCACACTCGGAGCAGTTCCAAACTTGGAAATCGGTGTTGTACTTCCACAACCCATGCCGCACAGGCGCAAACTCTTCGATGTCTTCGTTCGGGCAAGGGCCGAGACTGCAATATTCTCCCGTCAGTTTGCATACGCCGCCGTGCTGTTCATGGGTGCAGAATTCAAATTTCATTTCCTGTTTGTTCAAATCTCCGCCTCCCTGACGATCTGGCGGACGAGGCGCTCGCCCTTGCGGGTGATGCTCGTGAACTCCTCGCCGCGCACGCCGACGAACGCGACCGGCCCGACGAACTGCATCCGGAGGATCGAGGCGCTCGGCGAATGCCGTAGGATCGCTTTCATAGATTGCTTTGATCGCCGCTTCGCGTTCGATGCATTCAGCCATCATCTTCTCCTTTCGGCTTCTCATTCCGCACCGTCCATTCGTGCGCCGCAGTTGGGACAGTAGTTTGAAACATTGCAGAATGGCATTGCCTCGTACATTTCAGCGTTGTAATCGCGGTCTCCGCATTCAGAGCATTCAAACCACGATACCCATCTACCCAAACTCCATGTTTTCTTTTCAAGCCACCGCCCATGCCGTACCGGTGCAACTTCGATTGCGTGTTCACACGGTTCTGCATTCCTATCTCGGATAGGGCAATTAACGCATTTCGTTTGATAACCTTGTTCGCAAATCAACCATGATTCAGCCATCGTTTTCTCCTTTCAGCGGTTCGGGAAGCGGCATCCAATGAGTAACAGCGCAATCAACCGGGCTGTTGTAACTAACACAACCGGTGGCTCCGGTATCTGCTTGTCCAGCGCCTCACACGCTATAAGACAAGCCTCGTCTACTGCCTTGCGCGATTTCTCTTTGCCGTGAAATCCGCCAAAGAACTCGATCTCAGCAAGAGCTTTCCGCGTAGTGTATGGGTGCAGGATTCGTTTTGCTTCTTTGTAGGTCATGCCGCGTCCTCCCATACCGGTCGGCTGTTCTTCCACTTGCGCCAGCGGATAAAGCGCCACCGGGGAGGCTCGCTGTCCAGCCACTTGTTGAAATGCGCGATAAACTCAAGGCGCAGATTGTACCGGCGCTTCTTTTCCTGTTTTTCGTTCATTTTTCGTCCTCCGTCATAATTTCTCGGTCAAGGGCCGCGTCGATTGTTTCCACTGCGTCGAAAAGCGCACCCTCTACGTCGGCTCCTATTCCAAGCGCAACTCCCAAAATCATGCCGAGCATGCGCTGAATCGTTGAAAAGTCTTTGTATGTCATGGTGTTTTCTCCTCATAGTTATCTTTCATTCCGTGATTTCTCCGGCAGCAGGAGCACTTCTGGTGACGCTTGCCGAGCCATTTGCAGTTGCCGCAGGAAAGCGCGTCCTCGTACTCTTTCAGCCGTTCCCACACCTTGCGCTGGCTGCAGGCACCATCGGGGCAGTATTTCCCGAAGCGAGTGTAACTGCATTTGGCTATGTCGCAGAAGTTGCCGCCGAACGTCAGGCGGTCTTTCGGTTCAATCATTCGTCAGCCTCCCTAATTCCTTTTCGTATTTGCAGAATGTCATGTCGCAGATCTTATTGTCTGCACACACGCTGCATCCGTGCTTTCGTAGGAACTCCGCGTCGCTCTTTGTCGGGCGGCCCGGTTTACAGACGCGGGAGACCGGCTTCCCGCTTTTTGGGTTCTGCTCTGGAATGGCCTTTGCGCACTCCTTGACTTTAACGGCGGTTCTCTTCGGGGCAGTCTCGCGTGCCTTCCGGGGCAATTCGGATTTCGTCTTTCTGAACATTCTCATGCGTTCCGCCCTTGCCGATCTCAACTCATTAAATAGGCATCCGCAGGATTTTGTCCGCCCGGAAACAAGGTTGTTCTGCATGACGGTTTTTTCCGTTCCGCAGTCGCACCGGACGCGCCAGAAAATGAAGCCCTTCCTGTCCGGCACATCGGCAAGACCGAGAACGACGAGCCGCCCGAACCGCTGACCTGTCAGGTCTTTTCTCGGTCTTGCTTTCAGAGCCTCCCTTGCCTTTACGAGCTTTGCCCGGGAAGCGTCGGAGTTCAGACAGCCGCAGGATTTTGTATTTCCGCTCCGCAGGGAATACCCGGCGGCAACCTTTTCGTTTCCGCAATCGCATTTGCAGAGCCAGTGCGTTCCGTCGTGCTCGGAGTGGTCGTATCGGATGACCGTCAAGCGACCGAAGCGCTGCCCGGTCAGGTCAATTCGTTTCATCCGAGCCTCCGCTTGGCGTAGAGTGCCATGAGTAAAGATTCCGCCATTCCGTCATGCTCCTTGCGGCAGCCCGGCGGGATGAGATTCACGCCGGGGAAGAGCCGCTTGCAGACCTCGATGGACGTGTTCTTGTCCGCCGTGACGGAAAATTCCTTTTTCCACTTCTGAGGGCGGACGAGCTCATACGGTATCTCGTAGGCTTCGAGCATCCCTTGCAGCCAGCCGAAGCCCTCGCCGAAGTGGAACATGGACACGCTTCCGTTTTTCGGCATCACGCCGACGTGCTCCAAGCAGCACACCGCCTTTTCCCCGCGCAGATCGGACAGGACGCAGCGGTATGTGTCTCGGTCATACCGGAACGTCTGGACTTCTTCCCTGTTCAGAATGGCAAGTCCGCCGTTCTTGCCGGGGTCTATGCCGATGTAGATCATTCTTCCGCCTCTACGATCTCGTCATTACTGGCGGCAAATGCCTTTTCCGTCTGGCGGATGATGCTGCCGCCGTAGGAATTGCGCGTCAGAGCGAAGAACTCTTCGGGCGTCAGCTCATCGCGGTCGATGTCAATGTCATGCTGCCGGGCGAACTCTCGCCGCCCCTGTTCGCAGCTCCCGGTCAGCCGGTGGTGCCACGAGAAAAAGTCCATGGCCGGGCGTTTGACACCGGGCTTGAACTCTTTGCAGAACGCCGCGATACGTTCTTCCGTAGGCATATCGTCAAAGAGCTTTTCGAGCAGCGCTTCCCGCGCCTTGTGCAGCGTCTCGCCGTGGGCAAATGTGTTGCCCTGCTTACATACAAAAGTTTGGGCAAGCGAAAAATCAGGATCAACGATAAAGCCCTTGGCAACGTTGCCGATGATGCGCATGAGGATCGTCGGCACGCCGTCGATCATATCGACCGGCTGACCGTTCAGTGATTTTAAGCCGTAGCCGTCGCCGTAGCCGTAGCCGTCGCCGTAGCCGGAGCCGTCGCCGTAGCCGTCGCCGGAGCCGTAGCCGGAGCCGTCGCCGTAGCCG